GGTATAATCACACTTCCGTTCAACGCGTCTTTGAGTCCATTGGGATTGTATACACAATGGCTGACAAGCTGTCCGAGAGTGTACCTTACATCTCGTATGAGGAAGTTGGATTCCTCAAACGGCGTTTCGCCACTCACGAGTTGTTCCCGGGAATGAAGGTGGCTCCCTTAGATAAGGAGTCCATCTATAAGATGTTGATCTATACAAACCCATCCAAGGATGTTTCTGAAGAGGAGCAGTTGGCGATGGCAATTTGTTCAGCGAAGTCAGAAGCGTTCTTTCACGGACATGAGTTTTACAACTCTTTGTCACAGTTGATCGACGATGCTCCTAAGTCGCTAGAACTAGAGGCCCGTATGGAGCAGTTTCCAGCTCCTACGTGGAATCAGATGTATGAGAGATTTCTCATGGCATCGCCAAAACACAGGGTTTTGTTGGTGAAACCCGAGCTTCCAGCTGAAGCCACACCAACCCTCGACAATAGTCACTGCCACACGTCTGGACCGCAAGCACAGACATCGTGGAGAATGGATTGTTGGGGATCGACCACCATGGAGCGTTCCTCCGAAGAGTCCGAGTGGACAGGGATTAGGTTGTCTCCCAAAAAGCCTGCTAGGCGTCGCCGTGTTGAGAAGAACCGTGACGTTGAAGATACACATCTCAGCAAACAAGTTAACACTAACCCACAACATATCGAAGCAGCTGTTAGGCAAATGGCGCCTGCTGCTATCGAGTCAGCCATCAACAAAGTTCACACTAAGCAATTACGTTCTCAGAAGCGGAAAGCTTGGAAGAATCGCATCGTAGCACAAGCCGATGTCCGTCCCGATACGGAGGGAAGTGTCACTACCATGCAGCAAACATACGCGTTCAAGGATGAGCCAATCTCTGTCCACGTGGATTTAGGCTCTAACCCCAGTAGTGCAGCGTCCACTATGGCCATGCCACAGAGTCTAGGCGAGTACTTTTCTCGTCCTCGTCTGATTGACACGTTTACGTGGACTGAAGCGATGGGTACGGGTATCCAACGCACTATCCAACCATGGGCGGCGTATTTAGCTGATCCATCAATGAAAGAGAAAACTGGAGGTTTCGGTCTTATCCGAGGTAATCTCCATCTCAAGTTTACAGTAAACGGTTCTCCGTTTTACTATGGTGGCATCATAGCTGCCTACACTCCTCTGTCTGGCGTTCGCACAGATACGGTGAGTACGTCTACGAACCTAATGTTGGTTCAACAGTCACAAAAGCCACATGTTTGGCTAAACCCACAGAACACATCGACAGCAACTATGGTCTGCCCTTTTCTGTACCCATACCCAATGATGGAGACGACATTGGCGAATTACCAGAACATG